TGCGCCGCTCTCCGATCCGCGGCCGGAAGCCAAGCCCCGCGGCAATGCGACCGTGTTCGAACAGCATGCGCAGTCTTACGAAGATCAGGGGTTTTGATCCGTGGGATCATACTCTAACATGGCTGTCGGGCAATTCGTCGGCAGTCTGCATTTTCGGAAACGGCTCCGTCCCCGCCGCTCCGGATCACTCTCAACGAAGGGACACAAGGAAGTAACCGACATGGCTGAAACTCACCGCTACACACTCGTCAAGCCCGCCCGTCTGCTCTACTCGTCTGTTACGGCGAAGTCGGCACCGCGCGGCGTCATGAATGCCACGCCGAAGTTTTCCGGCACGTTCGGGATCGAGAAGGAAGATTTCGACGCGATCGTGCAAAGCATGGTCAGCGGCATCACCGCCGAAATGGGCAGCTTCTCCGGCAATCCGAACGACTATTATCTGGCCTGCATGAGCGGCACGACCGCTGCTAATCGTGCGATCCAGAAGGCCGATCTGGATGCGCAGGGCAAGAGCCCTGACGAAGTGTTCAAGATCAAGGAAAAGGCCGAGAAGCGCGCCGAACTCTATCGCCCCTATGCCGGCATCCTCACGGCCTCGTCGCAGTATGCGGTCGAATTGGCGAAGCTGGAAGCGGGCAAGATCGTCGACATTCCCGACGAGGAACACGCACGCGCGCAGGCTGGCAAGGATCTGTTCTATCCTGGCGCCTACGTCGTGCCCGCGATCGCTCTCAAGGCGTTCCGTCGCAAGACGCTGGACGCCAAGGATGGCGTGACCGCCTATCTCCAGAATTGCCTTTTCATCCGGAAGGGCGAGCGCATTGCTGGCGGCGGCGGTCCCGACAACAGCCAGGTTTTCGGCGGCTTCGCTGGCTACTCGGATTATGATCCGCTTGCCAATGCACCGACTGCCGAAAGCACCACCGAAGCAGAAGCTCCGGCTTGGTGATCGCGAGCGCCTAGAGCGTTGGAAGTCCGCTGGCAGACCGGATGCGAGAAGTCTGCCACCTTTTTGAGCGGGAGAATTGTGATGTTTGATCGGGACCCCTATCGTCAGCGATTGCAGAGATATATTCAGGATATGGCGGTTTCCTCGCTAAGACGGCAGGCACGATTACGATTGTCAGCAAGGACGATCGACGAGAAAATTGCTCACGAAATTGTGGCTCTTGCTGTGTCGATTGCGCTTGAGAAATACGACACTGAAAACCGGACAGTGATTGCGCAAGCTCACAGCTTTGAGCGCATGACAAATGAACGACGGTCGCAGCTTCATCATCTGATGCAGACGGCTGGCCTGTCCAACAATAATCTCGAAACTGGTGGCGGTGAATGAAATACGTCGTCGCCGACTTTGAAACTGCCAGCCGTGCGGACCTGGTGAAGATTGGCGCGTGGAAATACGCTGCCGACATGACCACTTTTCCGCTGTGTCTTTCGCTCAAGGTCGTGGTCGACAATGCGCCGCGGCCCACGCGCGTCCTCACCGAAAAGCAGATGCACGCGCTCGATCCCGAATTGATGCAGTTGGCGAACGATTCGACGGTGATCTTCGTCGCCCATAACGCCGGCTTCGAGCAAGCGATGTGGCGCTTTCATATGGTGCCGATGGGTTATCCTGAATTGCCGCCTGAGCGCTGGCACGATACGATGGCGGTTGCGGGCATGAAGGCGCTACCCCTTGGCCTCGACGCGCTCGTGACGGCGCTGGAATTGCCAGTGAAGAAGGATATGGACGGGCACCGGCACATGCTGGTCATGTGCAAGCCCGATCGGATCGGCGGCTGGTCGCAGCACAACGACTTCAACCTGCAACGGCTCTACGATTACTGCGGGGACGACGCGAACGCGCAATATGGCGTCTATGTCGCCACGAAGGGGCTCGGAGCCTCGGAGCGGCACGCCTGGGTGCTGGATCAGCGGATCAATCAGCGCGGGATCAAGATCGACATTGAATTTGTGAACGCCTGTATCGACGTGCTCGATCAGGTGCGCGTGCCGATGGTCGAGCGCTTCCGCGAATTGACCGGACTGAAGCCGACACAGCGCGAGAAGGTGCTGAATTGGGTCAACGACCAAGGCATCGCCCTTGGTGACATGAAGAAGGCCACGCTCGATGCAATTCTTGATCCCGATGACGAATTCGGAATTGAGGATTTCGGCGAACCTCTCCCGTATCATGTCCACGAAGTCCTCACACTGCGGCGAGCGCTCGCATCGTCCTCTGTGGCGAAGCTGGAGCGGATGCTGCAATGTGCGGGCGGCGACGGGCGAGTGCGATATGCTACCCAATATCACGGCGCCAGAACCGGACGTGATGCAGGCAGACTCATCCAAATTCAGAATTATCCTAGAGGCGAAATCGGCGATCGACAGGGGCTCACTGCCGATATCCTTGCCGATGCGATCTTGACGCGCAATGTTGCACATATCCAAGAATTGTGGGGGCCGGATATTTTCTCGGCGGTGATCTCGTCGCTGCGCTCCTGCATTGTGCCGGAAGAAGGCAAGGTGCTTGTCGGCGGGGATTTTGCCGCGGTCGAAGCGCGCAACCTGCTTTCGATGGCCGGACAGCATGACCGCGTCGAGCAGATGCACGCCGGCCTAGACGTGTATTCGGAGACGGCTTCGATGATCTTCAAGCGGCCGATCAATCGCAAGGACCCGTCGATGCAAAAGGAAGGCGCGATCGGCAAGGCCACGGTGCTCGGCAGCGGATACGGGCTCGGGCCAGTTGGCTTCCGCGCGCGGTTTGCACCGAAGGACAGCATCGACCTAGCGATGCTCGCCATCAACACCTACAGGCAGGAATTCGCGCCGATGGTGCCTAAATTCTGGTATGGTCTATGGCAGGCGAGCGTTGACGCCGTCTATTGCGATCTGGCGAAAGCCTACAGCTATCAGGGGATCGAATTCCGCAAGGAACACGACTTCCTTACGATGCGCCTGCCAAGCGGGCGGAAGCTTTGGTATCACCGGCCGCGCAAGGCGATCAGCTACACGCCTGGAGGCGACGAGCGGCCGGCGTGGACCTTCATGTCCTATCAGGGGAAGAAGTTTCGCAGGCACTTGGCGTGGCATGGGATGCTCACGGCCGACTGCATTCAGGGGAGCGCCCGGGATTTGATGGTCGAGGCCATGAAGCGCGCTGAAGCTGCGGGGCTCAACACGATTTTCAAGGTCCACGACGAATTGGTGTTCGAGGAATATGACCGTCCCGATCTGGTGCAGACGGTGAAACAGGTCATGGAAGATATCGAGCCGTGGGCGCGCGAGCGGAAGTTTCGTGTTAAGGCAGAAGTCGAGAAAATGATGAGGTATCGCAAATGACCGAACAAGATCAGGTGCAACTGCTGCCGTGTCCGTTCTGCGGGCGCAAGGCGAACCTTCATCGCGCCCACCAGAATAAGATGTTGGCATTAGGCGAGATGGCGACAGACGATCACTATCTGTTTACGCTCAGTCACCACGATTGTGCTGGCGGCTTTTCGATTGTTTGGCCCTACAAACCAAAGGCCGCACTGATCACCGCATGGAACACCCGCCACACAGCCACAGCCGAGGCGCTGGAAGCAATGCGGGAGGCGCGGGACACAATCAAAGCAGCCTATGATGAAGGCTTCAACGATGGCTATGACGTTGGGGCTGACGGCTACGGCAAGCCAAAGTGGGAGGACACCCGCGCCGAACGCGCTCTCACCCGCCTCACCGCCGCCATCGCCAAGATTGAGGGAGCGGAATGATCATCGCTGGCATCGATCCAGGCAAGACCGGCGCGCTTGCGATCCTGCATCCGGACGGAAGTGCGGAATTCTTCGACGTGCCGCGGATCAAGGTCAAAGGCAAGGACAAGCCGGCTTGGAGCCTATGGGCGTGCGAATGGTGCGTGGCGCTGGATTTCGCGGCGCCTAGCATGGTCGTGATCGAGGACATTGCCGCCCGTCCAGGGCAAGGCGTCACGTCCATGTTTACCTTCGGCCGCACCCTTGGCTTCGTGCATGGGCTGGTGCAGGCGACAACAAATTGCCCGACGCACTTTGTCACGCCTAGCGTCTGGAAAGCCAAGTTAGGGCTCTTGAACAGCAACAAGGGGGCGAGCCGCGAAAAGTGCCGCACGCTTTACCCCTCGACCGCGCGGCACCTGACTCGAGTCAAAGATGATGGAAGGGCTGAAGCTGTATTGCTGGCCCATTATGGAAGGAAATTCCTATGATCTACGTTGCACTCGGACTTTGCACGTTCTGCATCGGCTTCATCCTCGGGGCCGTTTGGGCAACTCTAGGACAGTATGATGAAAACGATTGGGATTATTAAAACAATCCGAGAAATTTAGGCTCGGACTTTTCGACTGCTTCGATGGCTGACGCTTCACAGCGCTCGACGATCCCGACCGCTTCGCGGTAGCGCTCATTGGCTTTATCGAGTTGTCCGGTCTGCGCGTCGGCAAATGCGATCCAGTCAGCGACGATGCTTTGCGCTGGCAGGGAGGCACCAGCTACGCCGTCCTTCCACTCACTCGGGAGCAGCCGGCTGCAAGCAGTCGGGGTGCTCACGATAGGCGGGGCGTTGACACAGCCGGTCAAGAGCAAGGCGGTGCAGATTAGGGTCGATCTGCGCAGATGCGCCAGGGGCTTGACGGAATGCACGTTCGTTCTCCTTCGTGATGTAGTCGATATGGCGCTCATATTCGATCGTGCGCCCGACTGTCTCGACGGCATCTTGCCCGCTTTCGATCGCAGCTTCGGCGAGATTTTCATTCAGTTTCGCTTCAGTCTTGGCTGTCTTGCCGCCTGCCAAGGTCGCAAACAGCCACCATGCTGCAAGCGCGATCACGATCGCCGAGACGATGCCGATGATTACGCGGACGCCAAGGGGGGTGAGGCTTCGGAAAAATGTCATCATGGTGCTTTCAGGCACAAAGCCCGCTCCCTCTGGCGGCGCAGCGTGAGCCCAAGGACTTCGCGACCTCCCGCCTTGTTCCAACGCAGGAAAGCGTCACAGCCGCCCCGCCAGTCGCCAGCATTGAACCTGCGCGCCGCAGTCGAATTGCAGAAGCCTGTGGTGCCGATGTTGTAGGCCAAGGAAACCGACGCGACGAGGCGATTCTGATTTTCCGGACGGCGCAAGGCGGGCACACATTCGAGGACCGGCTTGGCGTGTGCGATCAGTTGACGCTCCAGCCGCGCCGTGCAGCCCGCTTCGGTTTCGACCATTCCAGGACGAACATTCCTCGTGTCGCCGTCGCAGATCGTCCAGACGCCGACGATATCGGCATAGGCTTTCCTGTATTGCAGTCCGCTGACGTGCGTAACTACAAGCGCGCCGTCGCGCGTCACGGTGGCCTCGACCTTCCGGCCGCTTTCGTCGTGCGGGATCAGCACCGCCAGCGCGATGGCGGCAGTCGTGCCAACCAGCGCAACAAGCGCACTCTTGGGAGGCAGGTTCGGGTTATGGATCGGCTTGTTCATCTTTGACTTCCGGTTGCTCGATCAGCGCGCCGATCAGAGTTGCTACAACGGTCAGGCCGAGCGTTATGAGCAGCGTCTTGTTGCTCGCACCTACGGCGATCTGCACGGCCAAAATGGTCGAGCCGAGCGTGAGAGCCTGGGTCGACATGAATTTGTGCATCCGCCGCCAGTAAGGCACCAGATGCCATGCGCTACGAGGACGAAACCAGCCTTTCACTTCTTGCGATCCTTTTTCAGCGCCGGCCCCGCCTTATCGTTGACGTTCTTAAACAGGTGCGACGGATGGAGAGGTATTTTTTCCGGCAGAGACTGCAAGAAATTTTTCTTCGGCGCCGAGCCGGTTTTCGTTTTTCTGCTGCGATAATTTTCGTTCCACGCCTTCCACGCGGCGTAGTTGGGGAAGCCCTTCTGCTGCGCCATCGCGTCAAGTCGGGAGACGGGCTTTTTACTTTGGGGCATTGCGGTTCTCCAATTTTGCCTCGATCCGATCCACTCTTTCTTCGAGATCGGTGTATTTGGCGTCTTGCGTCGAAATCCAATTCCCTATCCGTTCATCCATGCGGGCAAGTGTCACCTGCATCGTGTTGACGGTCGAAGCCAACCAGAAAAGCCCTGCCGAAACCGCAGCCGTCATGACCCCTGCGATGATGACGCCTGCCCATCTAATCGTCGGAGGAATCTCAGTCACTATCGCTCCTTGCCTTAATTCTGGATGCTGCGACACAAACCGTTCAATGACGGCATCGGCGATATGTTCCTTAACGGTTTCGTTACGCTCAGGCATTATTTCATCCGATCACAATATGCCAGTGGGGACCAGTGGCGTGCTTCGAGCGACCTTTTCCGGTTTCGTCGATGGCTTCGACCACATCATACCCTTCGGCTTTGACAGCGTTCACGAATTCGTCAAACGTCATGCCCGGGATCGGGCGAATATCTACTGCGCCATCTGTGCCCACATGGTAGCTGCTCGGATTTTTCTTGCCCAAGTCGCTGTTCGGATCCCGCAAGTCGTCGGTGATTTGTGCGTCGGGGAACAAGTCTTGGATCACACGCCGCCCGTAAGGCTCCATTTCCTTTTCGGCTTCCAGCGCTGCCATCAATTCTTCGTCCGACATTTGGCTGTAGTCGGCTTCGGCGGTTTCGGCTTCTTCGGCTTCCAGCGCTGCCATCAATTCTTCGTCCGACATTTGGCTGTAATCGGCTTCGGCCTGGGGAGTTTCCGCCGCCGCTGCCATTTCAACTTCAGCTTCGGGAGCCTCGCTGTCCCCAGCCGATGCCATGCCCGCCATCGCGACGATCTCTTGCAGCACCTTGCCGCCTTCGTCGCCCTGCGAGCGCAGCGCATTGATCGCGCGCTGGGTCATGGTTGGATCGCGCGAAAACAGCATGTCGACGATGGTTCGCGACTGGCTTTCGGGGATCGACTTGGCGAGGCGCTGATAGACGCGGGCGATCGCGTTGGCCTTGGTGTAGGCCATTGAGGCAGGGTTAAGCGCGGCCGCGAGCAGTGCAAGGTCGCCAGCTTCGATTTCCGAGGCGTCGAAACTCGGATCGCGCACCGCAGTTGCGAGGCGGCGGGCGCTTTCGCTCTGAGCCGCAGCGGCGTCGGTGATGTTGCGCGTTGCCGGCACGCCGATATTCTGCGCGATCTGGCGCGCTGCCGTGGGGCTCTCGGCGAGCGTGCGGACCGTGCCGAGAGCGGGACTTGTCGCCGCCCCGAGATCGTCGATCAGCGCGCCCCGCTGACCCATCGCACGGCCTACGCCGCCTTCCGGCGTTTCGAACACGTTTTCGGACCGGCGCAGATTGCGCATCGAATTCGGGTTTACGTCTGCCTGCGGACGGATTTCGGCCATCCCTTCGATCTGGCGCGATCGAGCAGCCCAATTCTCGTTCATGCGGGCGAGAGCCGGAGCGAGGTCGGGGATTTTCTCGGCGAGCACACTTTCCAGATGGTCGGCCGCGCGCTGTGCTGCGCCCTGCTCGATGACGCTGCCCTTGCCTGCCGCAGCTTCCTTGAGCCGCGAAATCATGTCGGTGATCTCGCGAACCGTGATGCCCTGATCGTTCGGCCGGATCTTCGCGAGCCCTGCGGCTGCACGGATGACGCTCGACAATTCGGGATCAATCTCGACTTCCGAAATTTCCCCAGGCTTGTCCGGATTGGTCGCGCGCAATTCGGTCGGCACCAATTCGCCAACATTGTCGACGGGGCGCTGATCGTCGAACGGCGCCATAGTGTTGCGGGCTTCCTGCCGGCGAAGCTGCGCGAGCCTCGTCGGGTTTTCCGCAGCGCCGACAGCAAGACGGGCTTCGGCGGTCGTCGCTGCCTGCCCGCCGCGCGATTCAGGCAACGCGGAAGCCAAGGATGCGATATTCCGCTTCCGCTGGCCGCGTGTCTCGTTGCGGACCACCTGAGCGACTTCGCCAGGAATGGCTTCGACGCGCTCGCGGGCCATCGTCGCGCCGCGCTCCTGTTGGGGCTTGTCGAGGCGCTGGAATACGTCCTGCAATGACTTGCGATCTTCGAGGTCGAGCAATTCGTAAATCGTCGGCTCGGTGCCGGTGCGCTTGCGGAAGTCGGCTGCGCGGGCTTCCAAAGCTTCGCGCGTTGTTTTTGTGTAGCGCCGGAAAATTGCGTCGGCGCCAGACATGCGGAAAACTTCGGAAGCTTTGCCGCCAAGCCACGGGGCAACCTTACCTGCTACGCCGAGAGCGGCACCGCCCCCCGCACCAAAAGCGGCACCTTCGCCGATATCGGAGCCTTCGCCCGCTGCCTGAGCCGCGCCAGCCGCCGCACCCGTCCCGACGAGTCGAGCAGCATTGCGAGCAGTCTGCCCGCGCTGCAAAGTGGCGGCGCGCTCGACCTTCTGGAGCACGTTGCCCGCCCGAGCGGCCGCAGGCGTTGCCGATGCAGCAAGACGGGCGCCGGTTGCCGTGACTGCTCGCGCTGCACCCAAGCCACCCGCGATCGATCCGCCGATTTGTCCGGTGATGTTGCCCGCGAGACTTAGCTTTTTGCGTTCTTCATTTTCGGCACGCACCAATTCCAGCGTCTCGTCATAGGACTGACCGCGGCGTAGCGTCCCCTTGCGCTTGTCTTTGGACGTTTCCGGCAGAAAATATCGGCCGGCAGCTTCCAGACGTTCGGGAATGCCGAACATGGCTTCGGAAGTGCCAGCAATCATAGCATCCGCAAAATTCTTGCCTGCCGGCCTTTTGGCCTTACCCTCTTGCGCGACATTGGCGCGGGCAACATCACGCACGTCGCGCTGCCGCGTGGTGACAGATGCGAGGCCAGCCGCACGGCGCAATTTCTGCGCGCGGGGATCGCTATCGAACCGCGCAAGAGCCTGCTGCCGCTGCTTCGGATCTTTGACTCGCGCAACGACAGACTGCCGCAACGTCTCATAGGTGCGCGCGAGTTCCTTGGGGTCGGACTTCTTTGCCATCAGTCAATCAACCCCCGACGGCGGGCTTCGGCTGCGGCCGGTGATACGCTGCGACGGGGAGCCGCTGGACGGCGAGGGGCTGCGCCAGCCGCAGGACGGCGAGGTGCAGCGGGACGCGATGCGGGGCGGGGATTGCCGAGCATTTCCTTATAGCCTTGCTCGTAGCTGTCCAGCACGGTCCCGATGCCGTTGAGCGCTTCCAGCCGGCCTTCATCCGATCCCCAACGGCTCGGCAATGCTTGCTCGTCGAGAATCGTTTCATAATTGGACATGGAGCCGACGCCTGGGATGCGCGTCAGCGAGAGGATGGACTTCCGGAGCGCACCGGCTGCTTTGTCGAAGGCTTCGGCTTTTCCGCCTGCAAGTGCTCCGGGCACAAGCCCGCCGAGGCCACCACGCGCAAGCGTGCCTTCCTCGATCATTTCGTCGTAGAGCGTGCGGACGCGCTCATACTGCTCGCGGACGTTGGGAAGCAGCGCCAATTTCTGCACGACGTTGCCGCGCTGAGTCGGCGTGAGATCCGCACCGACGCCGCCCGCTGCCTTATCTTCCTTCAATTCGGTTTCGCGCTCGGTAATCCCGCGATTAAATTCCGCTTCACTCTGCTTCAGCCCGAATTCCGCCATGCTGATTTCGAGCCGCGCACGATCATACGGCGTGAGGCTGTCGGGATTGGCGATGCTGCGCAAATAGGTGTTCGCAAGTTCGGGATCCTGCTCTTGGAGCAAGCTGTAAACCTGCAATTCCTTCGCCTGCGAACCTTGCTTGGGCGCGGCATAGCCGAGAGCCTGCGCGAGCGTGCCGACATTGTTCGGATCGGCTTGGATCATGTTGCCGAGCGTGGCGGTGCTTTGCTCATCAAGGCCCGCCTGCTGCGCGATCTGAGGCCACATAGCCGCGGCGTTGGGATTGCCCGCAAGCGCGCCAAGAGCCTGCGCCGCACGGGCGCGCATACTGTCTGCGGCTCCGACTTCGTTCGCCTCGATCGACTGCCCGCCTACGGTGGCCTGCTGCTCAAGGATTTGTTTACGCAGCGCGTCGAGGTCGATTTGCTGCGCGCGGTCCTGCCTCGCATCCAAGGTCGGCTGATACATGGCTTCCGCACCGCCGACGCGCGCGATAACGTCCGAAATGCCGCCGATGGTATCGAGCAGCGAGCGGCGCTTGCGAGGCGCTTCACCGGCTGGTGCTTGGGCAGGTGCATTCGGCGTGGGCTCCTGTGCCATTTGCAGGACGTTGCCTCCCTGCGGGCCGCTCATTTTGGCCGCGATATTGCTCGAAGGCAACGGGCGCGGCTGCGCCTGCTGCGGCATCGAATACGCTGGGATCGGCGGCGCCTGTTGCTGCCCAAGCAGGGATTGCAGGAAATTGATCGCCATTAGAGCGCTCCGTAATTGACCGTCGCAAAGCCAGCACGCTTAGGCCCGAGAGCCCACGGCCGCAGCTTGGCGACTTCGTCAGCCATCACGCCGAGCACGCGCTTTGCCGACATGACGTAGCGGTATTCGTAAACACCAAGGCCATCCGAGAATTCGTCGACGCGCTCGATATCGCGCTTCAAGCGGCGATCCGAGAAGATCGATGCGATGCCACCGACTGCGCTCGCGATACTGCCTGCGGTCGACGGCCCGCCGCCTTTACTGCGCTGGCCTGCATTCGACACCAGACCGCCCGCCTGCAAGCCTAGGCCGGAGACGCCGGCAAGCTGCTGGAGGTAGTTGTTGAAGAACGACTGGTTGAGTTCCGTGCCGCGCGACTGAAGCGCGCGCGTCGTCGAACCGCTATTGAGCAATCCCGAGGCCGCGCCCTGTCCAGTGGTTGCTTGCGACATTTGGCGCATCGCAGGCGCATAGCCGGCGTTCTGGAGATAATTGTTGTAGCCTGCTTGTGCGCCGCCTGCGCCAGCGATCTCGTTCGCGATGTTGCCGACAGTGTTCGCGCCGCCAGCAACGCCGCTTGGGCTTACGCCGAGAAGCTGCGAGAGAAAATTGGTCGCGCCGACGCCTTGCTGCATCTGACCGCCATAGGTCGAATTGATCATACCCATGTTCGCGTTATCGGATACCGCTTGCTTTGGCTTGAGGAAACTCATTGTGGCTTACCCTTAAAGAACATGAGGTTCGAAAGAACGTAGAGTTCGCAGACGCCTTCCGACGTTGCGCGCTTACCTGCAAACTTGCCGCCTGCCCAACGCGCGAGCAGCTTCACGTCGCGCCGGAAATCGGGCACGAGGCCAAAGATCAGTTCGGCGTCGTGCTGGGTGAACATGATCCGGAAGGATTCACGAGCGTGCTTGATGGCTTCTCGGCCGCGCGAGTTGAACAGGAAATGCACCTGATAATCCTTGCCGCCTTCGTGATCAAACAGCGCAATGTCGCCGTTGTCGAAGGTGACAGGGATATTGCCCGCAGAAGCCAGCCAAACAGCACCGGACAGTCCCCGATTAAGTGGGGAGTTGTCGATTGCTTCGGCTACTTTTTCTGCGGACACGACCATGCGCTTTGTTCTTCCAGATGGCCCCGATGGTCCCGACGGGCTATGTGGAAAAGCGCTCTATGGCGGGGGACGGGATAGGCTTAAATTAGGCGCAGTAGGTTGTCAATCGTCCAGATCATGCCGAAAGAGCCGCTGCCAACTTCGCTGCCTTGCGCGCGTCGACAAGAGCTTGCTCCAAGGTAAGACCAGGTTCGACAAACGCCTCAAGCACCGCTTCGGTAACGTCTGCCTGCGTCAGCCCGCCGCCGCCTTCCGTCACGACCGTTGAAGCAGCCGACTGAATCAAGAGGGTTTGGACTCCGGCTGTGTAGGCGATGGGATCGCCGCCTGGTCCACCGATGAAGTTTCCACCGGCAATTCGGGCGACGTAGTTTCCTGCCGGGAACCGAAGCTGCCAGTCCCCCAATACCTCGACGGTGAGACCGACTTGGACGCCGGGACCGAGAATGTTAAGTCCTGATCCGCGCCCGATCCGGTCATAGATAATCCCCTCTACGCTGGCCTGTGCTGCCTTGATTGCGGTGTAAAGCGTGGCACAGTCCACATCTTGGACACCCACATCCACGTCGATGCGCGATGTGACAAAATCAAACGTAAACGGCGCGGTGTAATAGGCCATTACACATCACTGTTCCGGCTGGCATTAACCGAGCCGCCTGCATTGGTGATCGACAGCGTGGTCGAAAATGGCACGATGGGGGACACGCCACTGCCGTTTCGCACATCGACCCGCGTGTTGAAGTTGGCTGAGAAGATGAAGCTGACACTTTCCGTCGTCGCCGCCGCCTGCCGGTCAATGAACGGCACGAAAACGTCGTCGGCAGTGACAATGTTGCTCGCCAGCGCCGGGGACAGACCCGAGAAGGTCTTGGTGCCAGCGTTGAAAGCCGAATACGTGTAGCGCAGCCCTTTGATCCGAATGACACCCGACGAAGGCGTGTCGGTCTTGATGCTTTCCACGACCGTCAGGGCTGTGGCCCCCGAGGATGCTGCGACAGGCGTGTATTCGTCTTTGAGCAGTCCGCCCGATCCGTTATCCCGCGCCACAAGCACCCGATCGCCAGCCACGAGGTTGCCTACGGTGATGCCGACGAGCGTCGGCGGAACCTGCGTCGTGCCGTCATGCGCGATAAGCTGGTAGCGCGTGGCTTCAGCCGGAAGCACGCCTGTGAGCCACCAGCCTTGCGCAAGGAAGAAGGTGCCCCCCGCGAAGGTGCCGAACGGGGCCGCAGGAATTTCGGTATAGGCCGCATTCAGCACGCGGTAGCGCCAACCGGGGATGCTGTTCAGGGTGGCGGCGCTGCTTTCCCGTGTCAGATATTGAAGATACTGGTAGGCTTCCGACAACGTGCAGCCGCCCGACAGCGTGATGGTGCCTTTGTAGAGCTTGCTGCCGTTGCCATTTGCAAGGTCTTGGTTGGTGTCGCCAAAGGCCACCGAAACCTTGGCGGACAGCGCCGCCGCCTGCACTTCGGTCAACAGGATATTGCCGTCCAGCGCAGTCGAAAGAGCGGCGTTGCTTTCGCCGCCCGCCGCAAGGTTCACATCGAAGTGCGAGTAGGTCTGCCCCCACTTGCGGCTGAAAGCCGTGACGTTGCCGCTGTCGATGAGAGTGCCGCCGACCCGGACCTTGACCAGAATTTGAACATGACCGTTCGGCCAAAAGCTCGTGATCTTGCTGCCGCTTTGGACGACATAAATCGGGCTGGCCGCGACAATGCCACCGATGGTCTTGAGGCCCGAGTATTGGACCGCCGCCCCGGTTTGCTTGATCGAACCGAAGTTGACAAACTGCGCCGCCGTGTCGTCGAGGTTGAAGGCAACCGCCCCCTCGGTGAGCAGGTTGAGAC